GCTAGATACATTACCGCCCATTGCTTTATAATCTATTTTTTGCATAGTAATCTCCTATATAAAAATAAAGGGGAAGCCCGAAGACCTCCCCTAAATTATTTAGTTTAGTCCGTAGACTGCACCACAACCAAGTGGGTTGCGTACTTCAAGAGTACACTCTTCAACCATCATACCTTTGGTTGAGTCACCCTGCTGGCCTACATCTACTTCCTGCATAGGACGTAGGTAAGCTGTAGCAAACCACATTGGATCATAGATCAATGCTGCAAAGTCAGCAACGTCAGGAATACCTGCGCCTGAGAAAGCAGTACCGTTGTCGCCTTTAAGAGCAACAGCGTTTGACAGACCCATGATGTAGTTAGGAACTACCATTAGATCGCCAAAGTCTGACATGTATACGTCTACTGACTGGCGAAGCTTTCCACCTGCGTCAATGTTACGTACAACACCTGTGTCTGAAACCATAAGGTCTGAGAAGTCACGGCGTAGCTTTGGTGACAACATAACTTTAGTTGCCTTACCACCCTGCTCATAGATCTTCTGCATAACAGCATCAATGTCTGTAAGTGCAAGAGAGCCACGTGTAGGAGCAGTAGTACCACCGTTGATTGATCCACGTACAGTAGCTGTACCATCAGAATCAACACCAGCATTTGAAGTAGAAGCTGAAGGAGCTTCAAACTGACCTACATAGTTACAAGTAGTTGCTGAGTTAATGAATGACTGGAAACCACCAGCTGAACGTGCGTTAGCGTTTTGTACGCCAACAGCGTTTGCAGTGTTGTATGAGTGAACCATGTCAAACTCAACGTCACGGCGTAGCTCAGTGCCACGCTTCTTTAACTGGTATGCATACTCGTCTGCAACACCTGCCTGATCTACTGCGCGGCGTGTGCCTGATACAGCAATTGTCTTACCGTTGATCTGAGTGTAGTTACCCAAACGTGTACGATAAGGACCTGCTACTGCGAACTTGTTACCAGTTGCTGGAGTTGCGCCTGTACCGCCAGAGCCATCAGCAGTTGGTGCGATAAAGTCTGTACCTTCACCAATACGTGAGTTGCCTGGAGCTTCCAACTGATCTGTCTGCCATTCGTGGTAGATTGCAGTTGCTTTAGATTTGCCAATTGATGACGTAAAAGGAGTTTCATCACGAGTAATCATTGTGATAAAGTTTGCTAGATCTTCCCGCTGAGAAACATCTTTGCCAGTTCCACGTGCTGGTCCCTGTGGGCCACCAGTTCCGCGAACACCAAGATTATTAGCCATATTAATTATACCTCCGAGGTATTATAAATTTAAAGAGCGTTCAGCAAGTCCTCTCAGAAAATCCATTTGGTCTTCACTTGAAGAGTCTGGATTCATAGCTCGTGCTTTTGCTGCTGAAGCTGCATCTTGTTTTTTACGAGATGTAGTCTTAGCTTTCTTAAGCGGAGCCTTTTTAGCAGGTGTATTCTTTCTTTTAGCAGTACCTTTAGAGATACCTTGTTTTAGTCTACGATAGTCATCAACAAACTTAACAATAACAGGATCAGCAATTGAGTCTAGTACCTCTGGTGAGACACCTTCTTCAATAGCAAATTCTCTAATAGCAACAGCTGTCTCTTCATTAAAATCAGGAATTAGATCAGGAATAGACTGGTTAAAGTATTCAATTTGACTTTTCCATTCTTTTTCATTCTGTTCTTGTTCTTGTTTTTCAAGATTCTCTACTAAGCCCTCACGTTGATTACGTGCAGCCCAATAGTTTTTCTGTGCTTGTTCTCGTTTGTCTTTGAGTTCGTTGACCTCATATGTATCACCATCTTCACGAGCTTTTTCAATAGCTGATTCGATCTTGTGGTACTCTTTAGAAAGAGCCTGTTCATTTGAGTACAGTATAGCAGCAGATGCCTTAGACATAGTTTGAATCTCTTCAACCTTTCCTTGGTATTCTTCTTCTAACTGTTTTCTTGCGTCACCGAGTTCACGACCCTTTTGAGAAAGATGTTGTTCAGTAGAGTAACCTTTAATAAGATCACCAAAAGATACTTCAGTATGTTCGCCATCAATTTTGACAACAACTTTAGCATCCAGATCTAAATCATCAGTAGCATACACATCAGGTTCATTGGTAGCGGATTCATCATCAGCATCGTCATCTTCTGTGTCTTCTTCTAATTCTTCAATCTCTTCTTCATCATCTTCGCTATCGGCTTCCTCAGATGCATCTGGGTCTTCTTCATCTGATTCTTCCGTGTCTAACTCAGGTACTTGCTCATTGGGTAGAGTATCTACAAAATCGGAGTTTTGTATAATGTCAGCCAGCAAAGCCTCTTCAGTTTGACTATCCGTTGCTACAGGGTCATCCGTTTGGGTAGAATCTGCGGGTGCTTCGGTATTGTTATCCATTTGCTACCTCCTTCTTTTTGGTAGGTTGCTTTGGAATAGTTTCATTCACCTTTTGTGAATTTAGTTTTTCAGTGTAATGAAGAACAAGAGCGTGTAAGTGTATTAGCTTATCAGCATTTAGTTTTGCCTTACCTGCGCTACGCATAGAGTCATACTCTAAAGTGTTAATCATTTCCTTGTAATTCGTTAATAAGTCCTCAATATCAATCGGTCTCATCATTGTCCTCCTGTAGGTGGGGAATGTTTTTCC